GTTTCCACCTTATTGTTTACGAGAATCATGGGGATATAATATATCTACAGAGAATCAAACACTGGAACATGATCACAGACCTATGATATGGTCTGGTGTTATATATCTTAATAAACATAATCAAACTTTAGATTTTAGAGAAATATCTAAAAAAGTAAAACCAGAAAAAGGAAAGTTTGTTTTATTTTCTGGATTTTTAAAACATCAAGCTTTAACTCATTATGATAAAAATACTAAATGGGGTATTAGTTTTAATATGGGAACTTCTAGATAAAAATGTTTAAAGACTATTTAGACAATGTAGAATATCCTGGTCCAAAATCTTCTTGGAATATAGCTGGAACTATAAAAGGTCAAAATGGCTTTTATAAATTTGATACAAGACCTTTAAAGAATAATGCAAAAGGTGGATCTTTTAAAACTAAAGCTGATAAAATAGTCTATGATGTAAACAATCAATATATTATTGTAGATGTAGAAGAACTACATAATTATCTAAAAGAAAATTCACTTAAAGTAGTCAAAATAGAAGATTTGATATCTAAGCTAGATTGGAATATAATACTACCAAAATAATAAAAAGCATATATAATGAGGTGCTATGCTTCAGAAACTACAATTTAAACCAGGTTTTAATAAACAAATAACACAATCAGGAGCCGAGTCTCAGTATACTGTAAGCTTATTCTTTATAAATATATTTTTATAGTGTATAATTGAAATATGGCTTTAACTAAAATACCATTTAGACCAGGTTTTAATAAACAAGTTACAGATACTCAAGCTGAAAATGTATGGGTAAATGGCGATAATGTACGTTTTAGATATGGTCAACCTGAGAAAATAGGGGGTTGGTTACAAGTAAGTGCTGAAACTTTAATAGGGGCTGCAAGAGCACAACATGTGTTTACTGATTTAGCTGGTCGTAAATATGCAGTAATTGGAACCAATAGATGCTTATATATTTATTATTCTGGTGACTTATATGATATAACACCGATTGATCCAGATCGACAACAAACTGGTGCAGATATCACAACTACAAATGGTTCAACAACTGTTACTATTACAACAACAGGAGCACACAACTTAGAAATTGGAGATATTATTACATTTGAAAACGCAGGTTCATTTACTGGTGGTCAAACAGATTACACAGCTACAGATTTTGATGATGTATTATTTGAAGTAAAAACAATTCCAACAGCCACAACATTTACCATAGAGATGCCTACAGCTGAAACAGGAACAGGTGCAACTAATGATGGTACATTGGATCCTTTACCTTATGTTGATATTGGTGGACTTAACCAGACATTAGGTTTTGGTTGGGGTGCAGGTCGATGGGGACAATCGACTTGGGGAACTGCAAGACTAAGTTCTAATACTAACATTGATCCTGGTTTCTGGTCATTAGATAACTTTGGTCAAATACTCATTGCAACTATTCATAATGGTAGAACTTTTAAATGGAATCCTATTACTATAGATGGTGCAGCATTAAGTACAAGAGCAGTTAGTGTCCCTAATAATCCAACTAAATCTGTGATGACAATTGTATCCGATAGAGATAGACATTTAATTCATTTAGGAACTGAAACAACTATTGGTAGTCCAGCAACACAAGATAAAATGTTTATACGATTTTCTGACCAAGAAGATATTGAAGACTATCAGCCAACTTCAGTGAATACTGCAGGTACTTTTAGAATTGACTCTGGTTCAGACATCAGAGGAGCAGTAAAAGGTAAAGATTATTTATTTATTGGAACAGATACCTCTGCATATATTATGCAGTTTGTTGGTCCGCCATTTACATTCTCTATTAGACAAATAGGTTCTAACTGTGGAGTATTAGGACAAAACGCAATGGTGTTTGTAGATACAAATGTTTATTGGATGTCTGATGAAGGAGGATTTTTTGTCTACGATGGTTCCGTTAAAAAGATGCCATGCCTTGTAGAAGACTTTGTATTTAAAACAACTGGAAATAATCCAGGTTTAAACTTCAATGCTGGTCAACAAGTATATGCAGCACACAATAGTTTATTTAATGAAATCATTTGGTTTTATCCAGATGCATCTAATCAGTTTGCAAATCGAATGGTTGTTTATAATTATCAAGAAGGAACATGGACAACGGGTACACTAGCAAGAACTTCTTACACAGATAAATCTGTATTTGATAAACCTTACGCAACAAAATTTGAACAAAACGTAGCTCCATCTTTTCCTGTAGTTAATGGTATTACCTCAAGCCAAGGAAGAACACTTTACTACGAACATGAAACAGGTGTTAATGAAGTTGATGCTAATGGTAATAAAACAGCTATAGCAGCGTTTATTGAATCTGGAGATTTTGATTTAGATACTGAAGGAGACGGAGAATTTTTTATAAAGATAAGAAGATTTATACCTGACTTTAAAGTATTGAATGGGAATGCAAAAGTCACTTTAGATTTGAGAGATTTCCCGAATGATACTGCAAGCTCCTCGCCTCTCGGACCCTTTACTATAACATCAAGTACCGATAAAGTAGACACACGTGCTAGAGCAAGATTAGCTGCACTTAAAATAGAAAATGATTCAACTGATGAAAACTGGAGACTTGGTTTATTTAGAGTAGATATACAACCAGATGGTAGAAGATAATGGCTAAAGTTACAGTTTATATTCCAGAACCCAAAGAACAATACGATGTTACTAATCAAAGACAAATTACTGCATCTTTAGAAACATTAAAGAACCAATTAAACTTTGCTTTTCAAGAAGAGCTTAAACAAGAAGTAGAACGATTTACTTGGTTTAATACAAGGTACGGTTGCTAATGTCTCAAGGATGTAACAACGTTAACGTTGAACCAACAGTAATTGGTGGTGGGGATGGATCTACCGCCTATGATGCTTTTGGACGATTAAGAGTTTCTAATCCACTTACTATATTTGATTCTAAAAATGTTATGTCAAAGAACAGTCTCTTTGATGAAGACTTAACAGGATCAGGAACCGTTACTTACACAGCAAATAAATCTACAGTAAATTTAAATGTAACCACAGCTAGTGGTGATAAAGTTATTCGACAATCAAAAAGAGTTATGTCCTATCAACCGGGTAAATCATTATTAATATTAAATACATTTGTAATGAATACTCCAGAAGCAGATCTTAAACAAAAAGTAGGAACGTTTGATTCAAACAATGGGATATTTTTTTATGCTGATGGCACTACACTAAAAATTGTAAGACGAACATATGTAACTGGATCTGCAGTAGATACTGAAATATCTCAATCTTCTTGGAATGGTGATAAACTCGATGGTAGTGGTGCAAGCGGATATAGTTTAAATGTAGATAAAGCTACAATTTTATTTACTGATTATGAATGGTTAGGTATGGGGGCTGTTAGAGTTGGTTTTGTAATAGATGGTAAATTTATTACCGCTCATACATTTTTAAATGCAAATAGTCTATCAACAGTTTACATGCAAACCGCAAACTTACCTATACGATATGAAATAGAAGCAACAGGTACTTTAACAGGTTCAGCTACATTAGAACAAGTATGTTCAACTGCTATAATTGAAGGCGGTTATGCACCAGAAGGATTACGTCAATCTATTGGAACGGCTTCATTAGGTGGAGTTAATTTAACAACAGCTGGAACGTATTATAATTTAGCAACGATTAGAATTAAATCTGGCAGACCTTATGCGATTATTATTCCAATTGATATTGCAGCATCCGCTATTTCTAATTCTGATTTTCAAATAGAATTAAGAGTTAATGCAACACCAAGTACAGCATTTTCATATACAAGTTATTCTGATAATGTAGAATATGATTTAACAGGGACAACCACAATTACAGGAGGAACAGTTGTTGGCCAAGCATATTTGTCTGGTAAAGGTGCAAACAATTTGCAATTTGCACAAGATGGGTTTAATTTTGCCTATCAATTAGGACAGACAATTGCAGGTTCTTCTGATACATTAACACTATGCGCAAAAGGAGCTTCTAATGGAGATGATATTTGTGGCACACTAAAATGGGTTGATTTAACATAATGGCAAATATATATAAAAATGCATTCTTTACAGGAACTACTACTAATGCTGTCACGGTATATACAGCACCAGTAAATGGAAGAGGTATTGTTCAAAACATACAAGTTACCAACGAAGCTGGAAGTAAAGTAATTAAAGCTAAGATAAATGATAATTCAAATTCTAATACTTCTAATCTAATTGCATATGCGTCTATTACAGGACCTACTATTTGTAATATAGCTAAAGGACCAATCATTCTAGAAGAGAACGATGCATTGACATTGGAGACAAGTGATACTACAAGTGTTACTGCAGTATGTTCAATATTAGAAATATCTAGAGAAGATCAAAATGGCTAAACAAAAGTTTACACATTTCGTACCAAGAGCAAAGCCTAAAAAAAGACCTAGAAAACATGTTAAAAGCCCTAATAAAAAAAAGAAGTTGCAACATAATAAAAAATATAATAGACAAGGAAGAGGATGAGTGATTTAATTAAAATACCTGCTGAAGCAAAAGAAATAATAAAACATAAAAGAACTGGTAAAGTATACACTAGTAAAGCTGAGTTTGATGCTGATGTGGCAGATCCTGATACTGATACAACTCAAGATGATTTTAGACAAGACCTTGAAATTAAAGTAACTAAAATTACAATGGGTGCTAAGACAAAAGATTAATGAAGCCCAGAGGTGCAACTGAAATTCAAATGGAAATGCTTGAAAAGCATGTTCCAAAAGAGATACTAGATCAAGTACAGATATGTACTTCAATTCCTGGTAAAGTTCCAATTGATCCAAACAAAGTAAATATACTTTGGCAAAAAAATTCTTATGATCAACCTAACTTAGCACCATGGTTTATGGATAAGGAAAATCATAAACAATATGATTGGTATGTATTTAATTCACACTGGAACTATGAAAAATTTAGATACTTCTTTGATATTCCAACTGATAGATCTATGGTTATTAAAAATGGAACTAATAATTTTCCCACGAGAAAACCTTATCAAAAAGGTAACCCTATAAAAATATTACATCACAACACTCCATGGAGAGGACTAAATGTATTGTTAAGAGCTATGCAAGAAATAAAAGACCCTAACATTACATTAGATGTATATTCATCTACACAAGTTTACGGAGAAGCTTTTAAAAAACAAAACGATGAACAATTTAAACCTTTATATGAACAAGCAAGACAATTACCAAATGTAAACTATATTGGATATGAAACAAATGAATATATTTTACAACATATGACTGATTATGATTTATATGTATATCCATGTATATTTGAAGAAACATCTTGTGTTTCTGCTTTAGAAGCATTAGCAGCTGGTGTTCATGTTATTACAAATAACTTTGGAGCTCTGTATGAGACATGTGCTGAGTGGCCTGTGTATGTTAATTACTCTACAAATTATGAACAAATGGCTAAAGACTTTGCTGTCGCAATTCAAGTAGCGGCTAACTATCTACATGAAGACTTTATACAAGATCATTTAAATGAACAGCAAAAGTTTTATAAAAGATTTTATAACTGGGGAAAGAAAGCTCAAGAGTGGGAAAGTTTTTTAACAGGAGCTATTAATGAAAAAAAATAAAACATATATAAACGAAGATACTTATCAAACACTAAAAGATATTAACATTAAACCAATGCCAAAAGTGCAAACGTTTGAAAAAGCAATTACCCCTTTATGGAAAGATGGTAGTGGTAAAGGTGGATTAATTAGTAATAAATCTAAAGCAGATTATTCAATATTTGTTGCAACACCGGTACATGATCAATGTTCAATTCATTATGCTCAAGGTTTATTAGAATTTCAAAAAGAATGTATGAGAAGAAATGTAGATGTTGCTTTTCAAATAATGAAATCATCACTTGTTACTCAAGGTAGAAATTTATGTGTATCTGGTTTTATTGAGTCTGGTTTAACTCATATGTTATTTATTGATTCTGATATATTATTTAATGCAGAGTCTATATTTAAAATGATTGAAAGAGATAAAGATGTTATCTCAATACCATACCCATTAAAAACTTTAATGTGGGATAAAGCATTTAAAAAAATGCAAAAAGGTGAGATTAAAAAGGGTGATGATATAAGAAGATGGTTACATACTTATCCAATGAAGATAGCTGATCCTAATAATGTTAACGTAGATAGGGGAGTAATAGAAGTTACTCATAGTCCCACAGGATGTATGTTAATTAAAAGAACAGTATTTGATAAGATGATTAAAGCTTATCCTGATAAACAGATAGTACAAAAGACTGTTATTAATGGTGAGTATGTAGATAAGCCTCATATGTGGAATTTTTTCGACTGCATTCACGACCCAGAAACTAAGACTTACTTAGGTGAAGACTTCTCATTCTGTAAACTATGGACTGAGATCGGTGGTAAATGTCATGCCTTTATAGATGATCCAATTGCTCATATTGGAGAACACCAGTATGAGGGTAGATTTGCTGACGAGTTGATATTACCTAAGTAAAATGGTAATATTGTCTATAATTAGAGAAATAGACTATGGATCCATTTACATTAGCTTTAGCCACATTTGGCGTACAAAAAC